ATGCACGAATTATTGAAAATGCTGGACAACCCGCGCAGCTTGCTGAACTTCTCGCTGGCAATTCTGGCGGTCCTGGCTGTGTTCTTCATGTTGAAGAGCGGCGCGCAAGCTGCTTCGCAACCGGCCTCCTCCTTCTCCGCTCCCAAGGAAGCAGACTCAAGGGGGAAACGTCCATGAGCGACCTTTTCTACCTGCAGGACAGTCGCAGCAACGTCGGGAGCCGAGCAACGTTCTGGCGTGCCGGCGGCGGCTACACCACGAACCTCGACGACGCCGAGACGTTCGCCCGCGAACGCGCCGTAAAGCAGTACGAAAACCGCGACAGCGATCTACCCTGGCCCGTGGACTATGTCCGCGCCCGGGCAGAGGTCGGGGTCGACTGCCAGTACCTCACCAGGTCAGAAGCCGAGGCCTACCGCAACGAGGACGGCCGCATGTATGTGGCGTACGCACGCGAGTGGGACGGAAACGACCTGGTATGGCGCGGCGCCCAAGGCCCAACCGCCAACCTGGACGACGCCATCCACCCGGGGGCGGCTGATGCCGCTGGGTTCCTGGCCCAGGGCTTCGAGCTGTGGCCATGCGGCTACATCGCGGAGCACTCCCGCCTGGTAGTCCGCGCCATGCTGCTCGACCACAAGCAGGCGCTGCGCTCGGTCGGCCTCAAGCTGCCCAAGCTCCAGCGCCCGCGCTATCGCAGCTACAGCAACCTGCTCAACTGCGAAGGCTGCGGCCGTTTCCTCAACGAGCGCCAGCGCTTCGACGACTGCCCCAACTGTGGGACAAGGAATGCGCCATGACCGCCTATCGCCCACTACTTCGTTATCACGGCGGCAAGTGGAAACTAGCCCCGTGGATCATCAGCCACATGGCCGAGCACAAGACATACGTCGAGCCATTCGGTGGCGGTGGATCCGTCCTGATTCGCAAGCCCCGCGCCTACGCCGAGGTCTACAACGACTTGGACGGGGACGTGGTGAACCTGTTCCGTGTCGCGCGCGACCGCGGCGAGGAGCTGCGCCAGGCTCTGGCACTTACTCCGTTCGCTCGAGGCGAGTTCGACATCAGCTACGACGAAACAACAGACACGCTGGAGCGCGCACGCCGGATGATCGTGCGCTCATTTCAAGGGTTCGGGAGCGCAGCGGCGAGCGGCGAACGCACGGGGTTTCGCTCATCGTCCTCCCGTTCGGGAACGTCCCCGGCGATGGACTGGCGCAACTACCCGGACGCACTGTCCGCGATCATTGACCGCCTCCAGGGCGTAGTGATCGAGAATCGCGACGCTATGGAAGTGATGGCACACCACGACCGGCCGACCACTCTGCACTATGTCGATCCGCCCTACGTGCATTCAACTCGCAGCCCCAAGGTCCGGCACAACGAAACCGGGAAGAGCTATCGCTACGAGCTCAGCGACGAGCAGCACCGGGAACTTGCGGTCGCACTGCATCGGTTGGATGGCATGGTCATTGTCTCTGGCTATCCATGCCCCCTATATGACGATCTGTTCCAGAACTGGCACTGCATCGAGCGCGCAGCGCATGCCGACGGTGCACGCCAGCGCGTCGAGTGCTTATGGCTCAACCCTAGCGCTTACCAGGGACTGGCTCAGTTCGACATTTTCAAGGAGGGCAACGCATGCGCATGCTGATACTCCAAAGTGGCCGCCGCTGCGGCCGCTCGAAAAGCCTGCAGCCATTGCTTCAGTATGCCCTGGCCAACGGTTGGAGGGTTGGACTGACCAACGGCGGGCATCTGCGCTTCACCAAGGCAGAGCGGCCAGTTATCCACACCAGCAGCACGCCGAGCGATTGGCGCGCAGTCCGCAACGCGGTGGCGATGCTGGCCAGGGCCGATCGCAAGGAGGTGATCCTTGTCTGATCAGGCCAACCGTCAGCACATGCTGGCATGTGAGGCCCGGTACTGGCTCCGGCGTGGCATCACCACGCCGGAGAAAGTCGCCGAGTTGAGAGAAACCCTCAAGCGGCGGGGAGAAAGCGCCGTCGAGCAGTTGATAGCGGAAATGCGCCGACAGTGGCAGGCGCGGACAGAGTGGATAGGTGGTGAAGATGGCTGAACTGGACAGATTCATGCGAGAAGCCGAGGTGCTGGAAGCCACCAGCCTGGCGCGCTCGACACTCTGGCGGGAGGTGAAAGCCAAGCGCTTCCCCAGTCCGGTACAGATCACGCCCGGGCGAGTAGGCTGGAGACAATCCGATATCAACCGCTGGCTGGAAAACCCGATGGGATGGACGCCAACAAGGGCCGCGTGAGCGGCCCTACTTCTTGGTGTCGATGACGTTCTTTTCGAGCCAGGCGGCCCAGCGATCGAGCCCGCGCTTCTTCTCCTGGAAGTAGTCGTAGCGGTCGTAGTGCTTGGATGACACATCGTTGAAGGCGTGGCCCTGGATCCTGTCCCGCAGCTCCTTGCTGAGCCCGGCTTTCGCCATCAGCGTCTTGCAGGTCCGACGGATGTCCCGAAGCGTGAACGGACCGTTGAACGACTTGTGATGCCGGCCGTACAGCTTCGTCACCGCTCTGGACAGAGACTGGGGGTTCAGTGATTTCCCCTCATCCTTGCCCTGGAACGGATACGTGCTCTTCTCGCTGATGCAGTCCATTTCCTTCAGGCTCGCCCGCATCAGCTTGTTGTAAGGCACCACATGCATCGCCCGCTCACCTTCGCCGCCCTTCCCGTTGCGGATCATCACATGGTCCCGCTGATACATCGACCGATCAGACCGGAGCAGTTGCTCCGGTCGTTGACCACCGCTGGCGATCAAGAACTTGAGCAGCTCGGACGTCGTGAGGGACAGCTTCTCCGGCAGCAGATGCCAGAGCGCTTGCAACTCCTTCTCCGTGAGTGCCCGATCCCCGGGCTGCTCCCAGTCTTCCTGTACAGGGATGCTAGCCACCGGATTGCTGGTCAGGCCGAAGCGATTTTCCTGCTCCAGGTAGGTGCGGGGGTTGTAGTCCTGCTGCAGGGCACTCTGGAACGCCGAATGAAGGCGAGAGCGCACCCGGTTCGTCATCGTCGTGACGCCGCCGGCAATCATCTTGGCCAGGATGTCACGGATATCGGCCGGCCCGATCAACACCGCCGGGCGCTCCACCAGGGTTGGGAACGGCTCGGAAACGTAGTGTTTGAAGGACCACTCGACGTGCTCGGCACTCGCCGCCCCTTCCTGCTTCAGCTTGGCGACATAGGCGGCCATCAACTCCTTGAAGGTGCCAGCCTCAACCTGGATCTCCTTCTCCTCGCGGCACCGGTCCCGCGCTTCCGTGAGCGCCATCGCCGGCCAGGTGCCCAGCTTGGTCTTCAGCTTCCGCCCGTTCTTCCGGCGCTGGAAGTAGAACTCCTTCGTACCATTGGGCCTCACCCGAAGCATCAAGACCCCCTCGCCCCGCGCGCTGCGCCCGTCGCTGACGGTGTATTCCTTCTCGGCTGGCTTGAGTGCGCGGATCTGTCTCTCGGTGAGCACGGGGCTGTCCTTAATTGGGGGCCCTTTCTGGGGGCCGTTTGCACGGAGCAAGGTGGTTCTTCCTGGGACAACCTAGGACGAACCACCTACCCAGAGGCCCCGGAATAGAAGGCCTCGACGCACAATTGTGCATGAACTCAGACAGCCATGGACAGTGCGCCTCAATGCTTCCCAAGCTCATGACGAGGGTTCGATTCCCTTCGCCCGCTCCAAATCACCCTGCCAAGCCCCTGAAATGCCTAGCGTTTCGGGGGCTTTGCTTTTTGGGGGAAGGAAAGGTGTCGAAGAAGTGTCGAGGCGCATTCAGCGCTACATGCTCAGGAGTAGAAAGCCATCACTCGATTGGCCCCACCAAGCAGTAGCGGATCAATTGCTGCTCAACGCTCTGCTTCTGTCGCAAAACCAAGATCACTGCCGCCTCGCCTTGCTCTTCGTGGAATTCGTAAAAAACACGATAGGGGCCGGTATTAAGCTCGCGATAGCTCAGCACCCCCAGAAGACTCGCCTGCTGGCTGACTGGGTAACCTTTAGGTGCAAGTGAAATCTTCTCTTCAATCTCATCCAAAAGGCTCAGTACTGACTGGAATGCAGCCTGTTCACCTTGGAATGGAACCAAGTGGTGGACTTGGTCTTCGATGCTTTGCTCTGCGGTATCAGTAAAACGAATGACGACCGGGGACATTAAACCTCCTTATTCTGGCTGAGCGAACCTCCTGGAAAGGCGAGCTTTCAAATCATCAACAGAGCGATGCTTGCCTTCTGCGTACTGGCGGGAGCCAATCGCAAGCAACTTCACCAGCGCAATTGCTTCATCGCGCTGCTTCCGCTCAGCATATGACTCAACCACATAGGCAGGAACACCGTTCTGCGTGACGACCATTGGCTCGGATAAATCCAGATCAGCCGCATGACGTTTCAAATAACTAATTGTCTCGACTCGCATGAGCCGGTACCTCCATTGCTGTGGGAACACTTAAGGCCTGGAACTCAGGTTCTACGGTGTTCGAACTCCACCACGCTCCATATCCAGGCGACGAGTGGGATTCGCGCGTCGGCAGTCTGTCTACCGTCGGCTCCAACATCATAATCCGAATTCAGACCGAATTTGAACCATCTCAAGTCTATTTTTCTTTCCCTCTGTCGACCCCCGCAGCCTTCAACCTATGAGCGGGTTGAATCGAACAGCCTCAGATAGGTGGTCTTGGGAGAGGTGCGCATATCGCATCGTCATCGACAACGAGGCGTGCCCCAGGATGTGCTGTAGGGTCACGATGTGCCCGCCGTTCATGATGAAGTGACTGGCGAACGTGTGGCGCAGTACGTGGCTGGCCTGCCCCTTCGGCAGCTTGATCGAGGTCGACAGCAGCACTAGGCGGAACACGCCAAGGCAGTTCGTGAAGGGCCCGTGGGTCTGCCAATGCCGGCGAATGTCGGCGGCCAATTCTTCCGAGATCGGCACCGAGCGCACACGCTTGGACTTGGTGTTGGCGAAGATCACCGCATTACCTTTCAGACGTTCCGGCGTCAGCGCCTGAGCCTCACCCCATCGGGCCCCTGTCGCGAGGCAGATACGAGCGACCATCTTCGGATGTGGCGACGTGGTGCGCGCATCCAGGGCCGTAAGCAGTTCGGACACCTGATGCTTGGTCAGGTACGACAGCGGTCTTTCCTGAAGCTTGAGCGGCCGCATGCGCCCTACCGGATTCTCATAGTCAATGACGCCGAGTTGGCGCAATTCGTTGTACATGGACTTGAGGTAGCCAAGACGGTTGTTCGCGGTCTTGCCCGACATGCCATTGGCTATCTGTCGGCTACGCAACCGAGCCACTTTCGCAGACTCCAGGGAGACAGCGACCGGGTCGCCCAGGTCCTTTGCCACCAACCGCAGAATCGCCACGCAACGATGCCCGTTGCTCAGGGTCTGGCCGTGCAGTTCATACCAGAGTTCGACCAACTCCGAGAGACGCCGACGGTCCTTCGGCTTGAGCGTCCAACTGGGGTTTTCCGCACACTTCTGACGCGCGGTGGCCTCGAATTGCTGCGCCTCCATCTTGGTCTTGAACCGCTTGCGAAAGCGCTTGCCCTTGATCGGTTCTACATCGACGAACCAACGGCCATCGGGGAGCTTGGTGATCGACATTAGACGGCATACCCCCGCCGCAGATACCGATCACACATCAGCTTGTGTATGTGCCTTTCCAGATCGCGACGAGTCCAACCCTTGGCGAGATAGTGGTCTTCGATAACGTGCCAGAACTCCAGTTTACGGGCGGACTCAATAGCCTTTTTTGCCGGGACACGCTCCCGCGCGATCAGGCTCACGAACTGGCCGAGGAACATCTCGCAGTTGCGCCCGCTGAAGCCCTTGGCGGTCTTGTAATAGCGTCGATACTCGGTGCGCTCGATTAGCGGATCGCACTCGACCTGTACGCGGGCGTCCTGGCTGATCAGGCTCCAGAACGGATCGTAGACCGCCGTCCGGCTCAGCAGCTTGAAGCTTTCGCAGGCATAGTTCCACAGCCCTTGCAGGTGCGGGCAGAGGCCCTCATAGGTGCGGCAGCCGATGACCTCCCCCGAAGCCATGCGCGAGCCTTCGGAGAACTGCTGGACGATGGAGTGATGGAATCGGAATTCGAGCCGCCACACCGTTTCCAGGGGGTTATAGGCCGGGTCGCCATCGCCGAACGGATCCCCGTTCAGGGTTGCCCACACGCTTTCCCAATAGTCGAGCTTGTCGGTGGCCCGAGCCTGGAGGGTCTTGTTATAGATCGACAGTTGCAGGCCGTTGGCCGAGCCGAACATGTACGTCTCGCCACGCCCGTAGACCGAGGCGTTGCCGTCGAATTCGATCCGCTCGATACCACTGATTTGTCGCACCCGACGCGAGCGGCAATGCATGCGGTCCACCAGATCGCGAGGCGGTTTCCAGCCCTGTACGTCCAGAGCGATGTGCACAGCGGCTTGGTTGGTTTCGCAGTGACTCAGCACGGCAGCGGCCAAATCATCCAGCACGCCCTGGAGGATGCGCGGATCGGCGCCATCGAGGGCGTGAGGCGATACCTCGATCTTGAGGTGCGAGCCGAGGGTATCGACCTTGATGTTGTGGTTCTTGATCAGCAGGATCAGGCCCATTTCAGCGTTCTGCAGGCGGTACTGATAGCCGGAGTCGCGACCGATGCGGCCCTTGGACCATTCGTAGCCGGCGAATTCGACCACATCCACCGAGAGGTCAAACAGCGCCATGACTTCCGGCCGGAGTTTGCCGTTGTACAACTGCCGCACCGTATCCACGCCGCAACGCAGAATGCGCACGCCTGACAGGTCGGTGAATTGAGCCGTGGTGTCGTCGAAGAACAACCGCCCTTTCGGGCTTTCCAAGACCTGACCGTCCGACTCGATACTGACGCGAATTTGATGGCTGATTTTCTTCATCTTTAACGATCCAAATTGGTACGAATTGAAACCGCAATAGGTGGCTTATCCGACGTGTTACAGGGGCGTCAGCCGGCCCCGCCGTGGCGCTTGCTCACTCCGAGACGAGCCGTTCGCGCGCGCCCCGGCCAGGCCGGCTACAGCGGCCATACCGGCCCCGTCGGCGTCACCGCCACCGCGAAGAAAAAGCCCGCCAGATAGGCCAGGAACGCCAGCCCCAGGGCGGCGAAATAGCTTGTCCAGTTCATCGGCTCCCCCTCAGTTGATCGAGCGCGGCAAGCGGCTGGTGTCAGGAACCACCGTCACCCGCACGGCGGCGCCGTTCGCGGCGGCGGGCGGCACGTTCGGCGCGGCGGCCTGAGCCGGCGGCGCATTGCCCAAGGCACTACGCCCGGCGCAGGCGGCATAGCCGGACCAACCGCCCTTGAAGCTCAGTTCCGCGGCGCAGTTGCCCCGCGGCACCACGGCATAGCCGGTGTCGGTCAGGTCGCGATCGGTGAGAGTGAATTCGCTGCCGTCCTGGCCCCGGACGGCGAACAGATAGGTGCGGCGCCCGGAGGCGGACAGCAGGGTTGCCTTGACGATGAAGTCGCGGCCGGCGAAGGGATGACCTACAGGAGCAGCGCCCGGAACGCCTGCGTGCCCAGGTACATCATCAGCAGCATCAGGACCAGCCGCACCAGTAGCACGCGCAGTACCCACAGCAGGACCGGCTTGAGCAGGCGCAGCAGTTCCAGCAGCAGGCGGCGATACAGGGGCGCCCATGAGCAAACGAGGTCCGCCGTCATAAACCACAGACCCAATAGCAAGGGCCGGAATTGCCATGAATAGAAGAATCTTAGGTTGTCTAAAAAGGCTCTTGCCGGCGATGGTGTCGGTGACGGAGCCGGTGGCTGTCGATTCATAGAGGGCGAAGGTCTCCTGGCGGATTTTCTTGATCTCGACGATCACGTCGCGGGCCGGTGGTTTGTTGTCCTGCGCCGAGTGCTGGCTTTCCTTGTAGCGGCCCCGAATGCCGATGACGGCGAGGTTGGAGTGCAGATAGGCCTTTTCCGCCGTCATGCGGATGTCGTCGCGGATATAGGCGATGTTCGGCGTGGTGAGGATGATGTCCCAGTTGAAATGCCGGTGCCGGGTCCAGGCATCCAGCCAGCCCATGGGCCGCCCGGCTGCCTTGGCTGCTTCCGGGCCGTCCGGGAAGTCGAAGCGCTTGAGGTCGGCTTCGCGCCAGGACTTCAGAAAAATCAGTTGGGTTTCGTCGAAAATGATGAACGCGCCACGCGGCGCCCACATGAACCAAGTGCGCATCTTTTCCATGTCATCCAGGTCCTCGAGGTCGAGGTTGATGACGTCGCAGCTGGAGGGCGTCTCCGGCATCACCTGGAAGATCCGTTCGCGGGTCAGGCCGCGCACGTTGGTGATGATGACGCGGCCCTTCTTGATCGCGGGGATCAGGTCATCTTGGATCGCGCCGGAGGTCTTGTAGGAGCCGTTCGGGCCGTGATGAATCTTGATCGCCATGTCACTTACCTATGAAGGGGATGAAGGACATGGAGAAGCGCGTGCCGATGGCGGCGAAGATCATGTTCACCGCGTCCGGCAGGCCGAAGAACGCCAGCAGCGAGCGCAGGTCGCCGTCCAGGGACGAGTAATAGGACGTGATGGTCGAGCCGATACCGATGCCGCCGACGACCTCCTTGAAGGCCTTGTAGCCGATTTCCGCGACGAACAATTGCATCTCGAACCAGCCCTTGATGGCCATCTTGGTCAGCAGGACAAAGGCGTCGGTGACGAAGTCATAGACACCGCTGTAGAGGAAGTCCCAGAGGGATTGCATCCAGGCGAGAATGTCGGAGAGAAAGGGAATATCCATGGCGTTTCCTCAGGTGCGATAGAAAACGATCCATCCGGCCAGCATCGCGGCGATGAACAGCACCACGTAGCGGATGACGGAGAGTTCTTTGGCGTATTCGGTCAGACAGACGTCGAAGCGTTGGCCGAGGGCGGTAAAGTCCCAACACGGCAGGGAGCCGCCGCCAGTGCCCAGGTGAATATCGAACTTGGAAGCGAGGACGCTTTCGAACTTGCCTTGCAGTTCCTGGAAGTCCTTTTGCGCCTTGGCAATGGCGTCGTCGTATTCCTTGATGGTCTTGTCGAAGGAACCTTGCTTCGGCTCTTTCAGGCCGCCCCCGCCGGAGCCGTCGCCGCCATCGCTACCAGCGCCGCCGTCGGAACCAGAACCGTCACCATCGCCGCCGCTATTGCCATCCCCATCGCCATTGCCGTCGGGAGGGTTGCCACCGCCGCCGCCACCTCCTCCACCGCCGCCACTGGAGCCGTTGTCGCCGCCACCGGGCTTGGTGCCGCCGTCGCTTCCACCGTCGCCGCCGGGCGGGTTGCTGCCACCATCGCCCCCGGTGCCGCCGTCACCACCCGGCGGCGGACCGTCGCCCGGACCCACGTCGCAGCCGAAGGCACAGGAGCCATTGGAGGTGAACCAGTTGCCGGTGAACGAGCCGATGACCTTGCAGTAGGTCGCGCCGGCCTGACCTTCAGCGGGACCGATACAACCGTCAATCGCACTGACCGCAATCTCACAGCCGAGGTAGTTGATGAAGCGGGAAATCGGCGCTTGATGGGATTTTTCGTAGAGCGAGCCGGCCAGAATCTTGCACTTGTTTTCCTTACACTCGCCGGTCTCTTTGTTGTATTCGGTGTCGGCTGGACAGCTATCGCCATAGCGTGCGGCAGGACCATACCCGGCAGCAGTCTTGCCGGTTTCGTTGTTCGTGAACTCGCACCAAAACGAGGTCTGGTCACGGGCTTTCATAGACCCGGTGAAGGTGAACTCCCCAGGGCGTCCCGTGGCTTTGGCCCACGCCGCGCAAGCTGCCGAGGGCGAAGAAAAGCGTTCAGGCAGTGACTGAATTTTCCAGTAGTAATCCTCAGCCCTCGCCACCGTGGCAAAGAGAAGCATCAGAATCAGGCTCGCAAACTTCATCGTAAGACCCCACACAAAAAAGCCCCCTGCCGGAAACTCCGGAGGGGGCTTCCGTTTCGGTCGCCACTACTGGTATTGCCCGACCTTGAGCCCTGAAATCAGGGAATAGGCCATGAACGCACCCAGCATGAGAGACCAGATCACGTCAGGCCTTGCGCATCGCGCCGATGACCAGAGCGAGGCCGACCAGCACCGCCACGGCGGCGATCACCAGCTTGGCCACGGACGAGCCGTCGGTGCCGGCTTGGGTCAGCACTTCCTTGGTGGTTTCGTCGATCAGCGAGTCAGCGAAGGAGACGTTGGCCACGGCCAGGCCGACGGTGGCGATGGAAGCGTTGCGGAACAGGGTTTTCATTTTTTCCATGATTGGAACCTCATTAATTGCGCGCTTTGCGCATGGCAGAAATGATCAAGCCAGCCCCCAAACCAACGGCGAACAGCCCGATGGTCCCGGCGAAGCCGAGGCGGAAGGCCGACGGGTCGAAACCACCCATCAGCAGAGTCAAATAGCCCTCTGCCTCAGGCGGCAGCAGGTAGGTCTGTATCCACTCAAGGTGCGTACAGCCGACCGTGCCGTCCGCGTTCTGGACCCAGGTCTTGCACACTTGAACCGATACAGAGCCTTCCATTCGTGCAGTCCTCAAACAGCCAGGGAGGCCGCTAGGCCGTCGATCCAGCCCCAGGCGTAGCCGGTGGCCAGACCTACCGCGAACAGCGAGAGATAGCGGAGCATCGCGGCCTCCTACGGCTTACGCCTTGGCGTCCGGGGACTTGTCTTGTTTGTCCTGGCCCTGCGGCTGCTGGGCCGGGCGCGGGGCTTGGGCCTGCGCTTGCGGGCGGGCCGGGGCTTGGGCGGTCGGCGCCATCGGCTTGCCGCCCACGGCCAGCAGATCCACAAGCACCTGGGTATTGGTGATCCGACCGAAACGGTCTTGGGTCGGGCGGACCACGCTGGCGAACTTGCAGAGCACCGGCTGGCCTTCGAAGACGATGGCGTCTAGCAGGGTCGGCTCGATGTTGTATTCGCTGATCTCGAAGCCCTTGGCGTTGCCACGGGCACCTTCCGGGATCGGGGCGATGGACTGGACCGAGGCGTAGATTTCCCCGGTCTTGGTCGAGGTGTAAGTGTCGGTCTTGGTGACCCACAGTTCGACGACGCCGCCTTGGGTTGCAAACATGTTCATCGGTGTTTCTCCTTCAATTCGCCTTTTTCGGCGTGAGTTGTCCCGCTGCTGCAAATTCGGCTGTTTCGCCTTCATTCAGCGGTGTTGGGTGAAAGTGATTTGTCGGGCGATCCCTTCGGGCCGGGCTCTATTCGCTAGCGAACCAAGCCAACCACGGGTGTTCGTCTCGGCCCATTCGGGTAGCGACCCCTATCGCAACGTCGTCTCCAACGGCCAAGGGGAACGCTCCCCCTTGGAACCCGCAGAGCAACACCAAGGGCTCTGCCCTTGTCATCCCGCTCTTGCCGCCGAGGGCTCGGGAGCGCGGGGCGGAGAAGCTGCCCCACACTCCCCAGCGGAGGCTGTTTCAGGGGGGAGGCGTTCAAGGGTGCGCTGCGCCCGTGCTTCCGTTCGCCGGAACGGTGAAGCTGTTCCGACGAGCCGGGAGCGCGGCCCTTGACCGGATCGGCCACGGTGCGGGCGGCCCGGATCAGGCAGAGCAGGAGCAGCGCTTTCAGGGTGTTAGCGAGCATGGGTCAGCCCTCCAGTTGGAATGCTTCGCGCACGGGCACAAAGGGCGTGGGCTTCCCGCTGTCGTACACAACGTGCCAGTACTTCGGCGGACGCCGGGACGGGTCGTGTTTCGCGCAGAAGGAACGGGGACGGCAGAGCCAACGGCCATCTTCCAGATAGGGCAGCCCAGGGGGCCGGCAGTCCGGACACGGCGACGGGCTGTGCAATGGGATGACCTGCCTTGCGGACCAGCACACAGAGCAGGCGCAGTCCGGGGCGTGGGTTTGGCGCAAGTAATTCGGAGACGACATGGTCAGCTTCCTCCTTATCTTGGCGAGCACGACCCCAGGCGAGAGCCTCAACCCGCAGGTCGGTCAGATAGGATTCTTCCGGCTGGGAGAGGTAGCCGGAGTCCATGAGGCCATCGATCAGCATCAGGGCGCGGTCGAAGGGTTCGCTGGGATGCTCTGCCGCGTGCAGCAGATAGCCCTCAAGGAAGCCCAACAAGGCGTTAATCGGGTTGCTCGACAGAACGCGCGCTACCTCATCAGCGCCTTCAAAGCTCTGCTCAACACGGAAGACCAGTTCGGCATTCAGGGAACGCATAGAGGCCCTGGCAGCCTGTTCAACCCGAGCGCGAAGGGCTGGAGGCATACGGAGCTTGAATTGCGGATCGGTGCGGCTCATGCCGACCACTCCTGTTCCAACAGCCAGTTGCGAAGCAGCGCGCTATTCACCATGCGCAGCTTTCCGAGCTTCACGGACGGCAGCACGCCCCGGTAAACCCAGGCGCGGGCAGTGCCATAGCTAATGCCGTTGCGTTCCGCCCACCGTTCGATGGACTCCACATCCTGTTGCGGCCCTATCAGGGCGCCGGGGTTAAGCTCTTCCAGTTCCATGCTCATTCCGTCACTATTCGTGGCATTAGCCATACGCAGCTAGAGAAATAATTGCTCTGGAGAAATTATTTCCCCAAAGCCACGTCAGGGCAACTATTTCCCCGGAATAAATTTCTATATGAGCACGTCAGCCGATAGAGCAAGACTATTAATCAAGAAAATCGGACCCAAAAAGGTCAGCCTTCACGGGGGCGATTACGAGAGATGGAAAAGCGTCAGCAAAGGCGCCATTCGCGTGAGCACGGAAGAAATCGACGTCTTAGTAAAAATTTTCCCTAATTACGCGTTATGGATTGCAAGCGGTTCCATCGCCCCAGAAGTCGGCCAAACTAGCCCCGACTATGACGAAGCCAATCGAAACTTGTCCAATCAAAACGCGGGATAGCGGTCACTAGAAAAGTAGCACTACGATGGTACGCCCTACGGACAGAAGGCAAGAAATGAAAGCAGACAGGGACGATGCGCCAGAACACTTGAGGAGAAGGCGAGGCCAGAGCTTTGGTAAATGGACGCTTGCAATTGCTCTAGGACTAGGACTTTCAGGGTTGGCTTTATACATGGCAGGAAACAAACTCTCTTTCCTTCAAAAACCACAACCCAGCCAACCCTCTAACCTTGAGAAACCTGCTCACACCCCTAACGATCACACTCCCCAAGACCAGCCCCAAAAGACATCAGAAGAACTTTTCTGGGAAAGCGTTAATGCACGCAATCATCAACAGAGCCAACCTAAGCAAACTGTTTATAACGATAGTAATTACAGGCCGCAAAAGCCGACTAACATCTACACACCGCCAGCCCCCCATCGAGTAGTGTCCACGCCCCAGCAACCACAGCAACGCCAGACCAATCGAGCAAGCCGAGAACGAACCTCTAAGTGGATCAAAAGCTGGAATGGCGGTACAAACTACCTAGCAGAATGGCTATCCGTAAACAATCACATAGATGGCTCCAGTGTCTGCGCCAATCACCGACGCGGCTCAATCGACTACCGCGAGTGTCGTAAGGCTGCCAAGCAGCACTTCCATGAACAGTGCAGAATCTGGCGTGCGCGTTATGACAATGACCGCAAGACAGGAAGTGATCAAATGAAGACGCGTTATTGCACAGCTGCGAGCAGCTTCAGTCCGATGGGATAGCCGGAGCAAAGCTGCAAGACCAAGACTCAGAAACTACCGAAATCAAAGTGGAACGCTCTACCTATCTCTTCTTTTCAGGCAGGCACCGACAGCAATAATGGAGACACTCCGACCATCAGTTTCCCATCCACAACAAAATTTCGGAGCTGCGAAAGTCTACGGTAATAAGCAAAAATTATCCTCAATTTGAGAAGCGGATTATCCTCGATCAAGTGCAGCGGGTGAGAAGAGTAATCCCATTCCATTATCGAAAAGAAATCAATCACAAACGTATCTAACGTCGCCCGAGTTTCAGAAGTTAAATTTTGCGATATACGATTGCTTTCAGATTCAAAACCAGATATTCCAGACTCTCTAAAATACTCATACGCTCGAGAATAAAGCTCCTCGAGAAGAACTTGCCTCCCTGGAAGAAATGTAACTTCTATAGAACTTTGAATTTGAGCAGCCAAATCCGGAAGCAAATCAAGTTTAATATGCCCTGGAGAGTTAAAGCTCAGCTGGGAAATACGAGCCCGATGAATTGAAGGTATCACACTACCCAAACCACTAAATATATTAACCGCACTAAAACCACCAGACCACTGAGAGGAATAGTGCTGCAACCTATCACGAACAGCAGTTCTAAAAGAGTAGGAGAGACCATAATGAAATGAATATAGCTGCTGAAAGAGCCTCTGAATCTTAGAAAGCTCCTCTACATACAATTCGTCACCATTTAAACCAAGATAGTAATCCGCAGTCAGCTCACTTTTTAAAGACAACGCAGATTCGGTCGCAATTTCCGGGGTAAGTAGCGAGTCCTCTTCTGGCAAATAATCTTCAGGCATATCTTCATAGCAAGTCAAGGTTATGCCTGTTTTCTTTAGGCTCTGCCCCACATCAAATGCTATTAAATACTTTGACCTTCGAAACAACTCTAGAAGACTATAAGCTTCATCCAAATAACCTCGCAAAGACTCTCGAGAGATTGGGACAATGCACCACCGATGCCTTGTCGCTGTGCAATCGAGCCAGACATAAAGAACATCTTCACCACGTTCGCTTCGGTAGAGGCTAACTAAAGGACCATCATAATAAACAAGATCAGCGTTCCAAGTATGTTTAGAAACTATCTTTGCAGAAATATGCTCGCCAGGGATACGAATAAAGCTCATCACAGTCTCTCCGACACAGCCATCATGGATGTAACATTTGTGGTTGCGTATGAGAAGAAGTCAAAATGCCCATTATGCTGCGCTGTAGTGCATAGACCATGATCTGAAGTGATCGCCACAGATGCGACATGATCACCTAGCAGTTTTTTCGCCTTAGGATGGTGTTTCAGAATTGCTTGAAATGCAGCAACACTCTGCGCTTTTGACGCATGCATAGACAATGCCCAACAAGAGCATTTTTGCGTGTCATTCTGGCTATGAAGACGCCTAGGATTACGAATTGCGACCGGCTCGGCAGAAAGCGAGGTAATAGGTGAAAAAACCCAGCGCCATGCTAGGCGGTCATCGGCAATTGCGTCAACTGGCGGGCATTGAACCCCCGAATTATTTAGAGCGGATATTTCTGCTTGGTAGGCTAGCATCCATGCATCCTTATTGTCAGTTGCATAACAAAATAGTAGCAAAATGCCTCGCCACGTCCATCCCGTCCAGCCGAATGGCCACTCGCTCCAGCACTCCTAAACACATCTGATGTCGAAAAAGTGTCGAAATCAACAAAACGAAAAGGCACGATTTCCGACAGTAGAGCTGTGAGAGTGCAGGCCATAGGACGCATTGGAGCGCTCTGAAATGCTGCTTTATAGGGTTCGATTCCCTTCGCCCGCTCCAGATCCCAATGCAAAGGCCCCTGACACCAACCAGTGCCAGGGGCTTTCTGTTTTCAGGCTTTACCGCGTAAAGCCCGGGAAAGATCGGAAGCGCCCCATGGATTTCGGCGGAGGCGCAGCCGGAAGGTTCCTCTTCCTTACATCATCAGCGAGTAGGCCCGCTCCAACTGGTCCAGATCGATATCCAGAGGCAGCGGCAGGGGCGCTTCGCCGATGTGCCGCTCGCTGGCGAACTTTCCCTCGGCCAACACACGTGCCGGGTCGTTGAGGGCGAGGAAGTCACCCCCGTCGTATTCCCAGAAGTTCAGCGGTGAGCGGCCGGAATAGGTTTCGTTCCAGCATGCGACGTACGAACGTTCGCCCAGGACTTTCGGACGGCAGGAAACGTAGGGTTCCAGATAGACCTCATGGGTGAGGTACAGGAAGGTGAGGTCATCCACGCGATAGGCCGGCGCTTCGCTGACCTCCTGAGGCTCCTCGTCCAGTTGCGCTTCGGGGTTCGCTCCCGGATCGACCGCTGCGACAGCGGAAAACCCATCCGCCCCCCGGGGTTCTTCCATGGCCATGCCTCCGCCGATGAACAGGGAAGCAACCACGACCAATAACTTCAACAT